ATCATCGCCATGATTAATAGTTTTATTTTCAAAAATATTATAATAACCATTTGCATCTGTACCACCAGAGTTACCATCAATGCCTTCTAAGATTAAAAATTCTTTTGTATTGTATGTGGCATCTGCACTTCCATCTTCTAACAGAATACCATCAGTTTCATCTAGAACTCTATGAACTTCATGTGGAGCATAATAAGTATATGCGGCCGTTCCCTCTGTTTTTACATTATCTCCATTATCCAGAGTCTTTTGCCAAGTAGTTCTTTCAGATGTTACCCTAAAAAGAGGATTGGAAGAAGTACCATCTAATAATAGATGACCATCTTCATTCTCTAATTTAATATCATCCCCTTCAGTAGCAGGAACAAAAACAAGTTGACTTGCAGTAGTACTTGAAGCTCTATCAGAATCTAACCAACCTCCTTCGGTGTGTAATTGCTCCTTACTACCATCTAACTGAAATTTATCTTTTCTTTGTTGTATATTAGAAACTGAACCTTCTGGTTCTACTAGAATGTCATTTCCTTCATCATCACTTTGTTGCAGTATCTTATCACCAACATCTGTACTTGCAGCTGATGCATCCATAATAATTTCATCACCAGCATTAGTCCCACTTCCATCTGTGCCACCATCCTCTATAAGAATGGAACCACCTAAAGCAGTACCGTCAAAAATAATCATCATATGTGTTGTACTGATTATTCGTTGTTCAAAATTAAAGGTTGTCCTATCTTTTATAATATTATCAACATCACCACCAATATTCTGATCTTCTAGAGAAATGGCACTATCTGTGCAGAGGTAGTCTGAATTTTTTTCTAAAGTGATTTGATGAAACCTACTACCATCTGCATCTGTTACGAGGGAAAAATCTGTTAATGAATTTGTTATATCTGCTGGAGAAACTACAGTCACACCAGTAGAATCCTCAATATCTATACCTCTGTCTGTAAGATTTTCCAGAGTGTTGGCTTCAAGAACATTATCACCAAGTAATCTACTAAAAGTTAACTCTGTATTTTCTTCTTGTTGTATATTTGCATTTACAGTAGTATTTTCTTGTTCCATTCTCATACGAATAACATCTTCAATATCAACCTTTAATTGTTGAGTATCAGAATCATATGAGGTAACTGTTCCTGTATGAGAACTCAGGGTGTTGGTTGCACTAAAGGTTCCCGAAATATTATTCAGAATAAAGTTTGTTGGAACAGTTGCGTTAGGAGAACCTTTGTAATTAAACCCATTATCTAGAATTGCAACATCTAATATACTGCCGATATCATTTGTACTTGCAAGAAGACTTGCACTTGTTCCAAATTTACTGGTAACTGAAACTGTTGGTAAAGCACTATATCCAGTTCCACCATCAGTAAGAGTAACTTTAGTAATTTCTCCATACGTAGAATTAGTACCTTCTTCCTCAATAATATTTCCACCAGCCACATCATCAACAACTATTAATCGAGGGGTTGCATATTCGTATATAATTTTCCAACCAGCATTGGTGGAAGAACTATCTGTACCATCTAGAACAATAGTATCTGCACCACTTTCTGAGAGAATACTCATCTCTGGAAAAGAGAAGTTAGTTCCTGATTCGTATTGAATATAATCTGCGGCTCCATCACTTGCATCTGTATCTTCTAATAAGAATGAACCTCCTACAACAGAAACAAATCCTTGAGCAGAAGTCGGTGAGAATGTTAAAATCTCTCCTACTTGATAATTACTTCCACCAGCATTTACTTTGATCTCACTAACAGAACCAAAAGAAACAGAATTGACTTGTGCAGTTGCAGCTCCATTTCCTATTGAGGAGTCTAGAGTAAGTTTATCTCCTGTAGAGTATAAAATACCACCATCATTTATAGTGGCTCCAGTAACCATTTTCTGAATGGTAAATTTCTGCTCAACATCAGTGTTTATTCCATTTGCAGAAAGAGTCTCCCCATCAACAAATGTTCCTACTACTGAATCCAAATCTATTTCAAATTCTGTAATAGAGTCTGCGCCCTGTGCAAACCCTGTTGCATTACTAACAAAAACAGTTGCACCAGAAGTTGCCCCTGTAAGAGTTTGTCCTATTACTTCATCTCCATTTGCACCGACAAAGTTTCGGCAACGGATAATAGATTTCTTTGTCCAGTTACCATCTGATAGGCGCATCATATATTTTGTTGGATAGAATACGTCTACATCTTCATCAAACATTAAACGTAGAAAAAGTTTATGACCTTCAGAAGTACCTTTCGCAGTATAAAGGTCTTTAATATTTTTCATAAGATCACGTTTAGATAATCCTGATGCTAGAGTGTTAGGCAGAACTGCCATAAACTGAGCCTGCATCTCATCTAGAAGTTTTGCAGTCGTGTTATCTGTGTTTGCAAAGTCTAATAGTTTCTGAATAGAGTTTACTGGATTTGGACGATAATCTACAACTGTTGCAGTTGCACCAGAAGTTCCCCCTGTTAATGTTTCACCAACAATAAATTTTTGATTACAAGAAATAAACATTCTGGAAGGAGACTCGGATAGCATATCAACGAGTATAGTTGCGGTTGCTTTAGACGTACCTCCCGTAATAGTTTCGCCTACTACAAACTTACCTGTTGTACCTAGACCTGTTTCTCCGACAACCTTATTGCCATCTTCATTTAGGATAAAATTTGTAGATGTAGTTTCCTGTATGATGTTATTGATAACACCAGACACCGTTAGTTCTGCAGCCTCAAGAAACTCGTAATAAGATTTTAAGAATTCAACAAAATTCTTATGATCACTCTGAATATAATCAGGAACTTGACCCTCTATTTGTGGGGAAATCTTTGTTGAGAAGCCAGAATCAAACGGAGACATTTTTAATAACTCGTATTGCTAGGTGAACTGGATGCTGTTGTATATGCTGAACTTGCACCTGTATCACCGACAGCTATGGTGTCTATTTCTCCTGTAACTTTTATGTTAACCATATCTAATTCTAAAATCTGATTACGAACAGGAACAACATCTTTAGAATTTGGTATTCCTGTAATTCTAATTTTTGTAGAAGATAAACCGTCAACATTTGATATACTGGAGATTGTTATTGCATTAATAGTAATTGCGCCTGTCGTATAATTTACTGTTCCAGCAGTTGTATCATCATACGTTCTAGTTACTCCTACTAAATGATATCGTCTGAGATTACCGGCGCCATCATCATCAAAAAACATTTCGTTAGTATCAGACCCTACCTTAAATCCAGAAGAACCAATAACTCCACCAGAGGAAGCATTGTGGCCAGAGTGAGGATTATAAAGTGCATTATTATAATATACATTATACCCTACAGAAGAATTTAATGTGGGGGTAAATAAACTTGCCATAGTAACATTTGTTATATTACTTAGAATAGAAGTATCAGTGTCATCTATAGATGAAGTTACTTCCGAATGTCTAAACACATTATTGAAGGTCTTTAGTTTATCATTATTATAATCTGTAAGAGTGGTGGTAATATCAGATTCTAAAGTTGCTTTTTCTTTTGTGGTTCTACTAGAGTCAAACTTAAAGTTAACATCTAAAATTAAATAAACTATCTCTGGATCAATAACAACTGGTGTAATAGATGCTACATTATATTTTTTTAAGTCTGAAACTAATTGTGCTTTCTGTGCTTCTGTTAAGTTATTTCCTGTAGTAGACTTAACAGAAATATAGACCCTACCATAAGATGCCGTAGAGGTTACTCCAAGATTAGGATCATACGATCCGACATCTCCGCCAAAAACCATTACTGCTTGAGTTTGTGCAAATAATTTTTTAGTATACAACACATAGTCATCAGTAGTAACACAACGACCTTGAGAAGCGTAATCTAAAACTGCGTTCTTCTTTATTGAGTTTAGAGATTCTGCTACACTACCACCTATTGCTTTATTTATTGTCGTTACGGTAATATCGGTAACAGTATCAATTGCACCAGAGTTGGAAAAAGTGCTTGCCCCATTTGCAGCTGTTACATTTGTCACCACATATTTAAGTAAAACAATATTACCATCTGAAACTGCTTTACTCACCACACCATCACCAAAGCGCACTTCGTTTTTCCCTGCTTCAACTTCCTGTAAATAATATACTTCACTTGAAGAAGATAATTGAGAAATATCTGTTGCTTTAGTATATGTTGTTGATGTAGTGTCTGTAGAAGAGTTTTGTACCATAACTGTTAGAGTAGACGTATCAGAATTTTCTTCTGGTAAAATAAATCGTTGATCTACATCTGAAGAATCTACAGTGTATCTAGTAGTAACATATGTTCCTTCATATATCTTTGTATTATTAAAAGGTATCTCTACTCCTGTACTTGATTTTTGTATATCTTCTATAGTGACAAACTGATAATCTACATCATCTAGAGTTGTAGTAAATACTGTCCCTGCTGACATTGTTGCAGAAGATTTACCTGAGCTGTTTAAAACAATATTAACTTCCGCATATGGAGCCCTACAAGAAGACACCTCATATCCTAATGTCTTTGCATGAGATACTATACTTGATCTTAAAGATGCAGTATCCATAAACATTTCATTTGCTAACATATTCATATTAAATCCAAGGTAGTGCGTATTATATGCAAGAACATCTAGGAGCGCACTCATACCAGAACCCTCGAAATTATAATCTTTAAATTTATCTTGTGCTTTAAGAAATGTTTTAAGGTTTGTTTTTACATCATCAAAATCAAATTCGGATACATCTAGTCTTCTATTGTCTGAGTTGGCCATTATCGTAATCTCTCTAATATTAGTGTTAGGTCTACTAATTCGGTAGGAGCATTAACTACATAAAACTCTACTGTTACTTCATAACTATTCCTGTCGTAATCAGGATATGCAGTAACACCAACAAGTCTTGCTCTAGGTTCAAAATTATTAATAACGTCTTCAACTTGTCTTGCAAGGATTACTGCGTTTACTGGCGTTATTAATTCAAACAACATACCTCTAACGCCCGAATATATTTCTGGTTGAAAAGGTTTCTCATATTGATTTAACAATACTAGATTTCTTATTGATCTCTTGACAGCTTGAACATCATAGATTATATTGATATCTTTATCTGTATTATTTTTACCAAAGAATAAATCTAAATCTGAGTATAATTGGGCACTACGTTCAGATTTATTTTGTACTTGGGCATCATATGCCATTTCCCCAGACTCCTTTTGTATTATTTATACGAAATTAAGAAGATGTCTTCATAAGATATGGTTGATATTTTCCCCAGACCTCTTTTGCGTTCTTTTTAATAAATCGTTTTGCTTTTTCGTTCTTGTTAGGATTAGGTACAGTAAGAACTACGTTCTTTCCCTTTTTCCATGCCTCCACTTGATTTCTTAATCTTGTCATAGGGGTAATATCTCTTTTCATTGATTTAGTAACCCACTTAGATACACTTCTTCGTTCTCCCTTAGATGTGTATTGTGCTCTTGATTTTTTTCTAGCCATAATATATCTCCTAAACTCCTATGGTATATACAGTATTCTCTTCTCTTTGTTCTGCATTTCGTTTTTTAATTTCTTCATTAAGTGCATCTGCTTTCTTTGCAAATGCTTTTCCAGCAGATTCTAAGTTTGACAACAAACTCTGTAAATTTGTCGATTGTGTATCTCTTGCTACCTTATCACCATATAACCCTTTTGTATCATCTTGAGTTACACTTTCAGAAAAAGAATGTGCGAGTTCTTTTAACGCTGGTGCGGTTGCAAGTAATGTTGCCTTTGCTTTCTCTACCGCCTCGGTTGCGCCTGGAGACAACTCAAAGTTTGGTACTTTTGCGGATAGTGCAGAGGAAGTAGATACAGAAGATGTGCCTGCAGCAATAGCAGACGATGCATCAGAGATTGCACTAGACGCATCCGATACTATAGTGTCTATATTATATCCACTCGCAGTAAGACCAGAACCAAAATTAGAAGTTATACTTGACAATTTTTCTGCATATGCCGCACCTGTAGGTGCAAGAGAACTTAAACTGGTTAATTCTGATTGTAAGTTTATTGGTACTGTGGTTGGTAACTCAGGAAGTACTACCCCTGTCTTTGCTTTTAAATCTGTTAGGTCTGTTTTAAGTTGTGAAACCACTCCAGAAGCATCTGATGCCATCTTTTCCAGTGCAGCAGTATCTATTTCCTCTACTTTTTTAGCTATTGTATTAAATAACTCGTTTGCGCCAGGCAAATTAGGTGTTGTAATATCTACCATTTTAATCTCCTACATTAACATTCGCAGAACCACTAGCGGCATGACCACAAGTTGCAAGATCACCAGCATTACATACCGCAATACCACCAATGAAAACATCTTTAGAACCAGCAATCATAGTTGGTGGAGCTGCGTGTAATCCTGTTAGGTGTGCGGTAACAGTATCACCATGCACAATAACCTCTTCACTATTTGCAAATACCTTAGTCTGCGATTTGATTAATGCTGCTCCTGCTGAATCAGTTGTATCTCTGCATATGCCTGGCATAGTGTCTCCTTAACTTGGGTTAATATCTACTTTAGTAGTACCTACGATTGTATGAGTAGCAGTGGTTGAACTAATAGATGTTCCAGCAGTTTCAACTATTGTGGTTCCGACAGAATTAGTGTAGGAAGTTTCTGATTTTAAAGCAGTAGTAGTTGCAGCTCGAATATCTACTGTATCTGATTTTACTGAATAACCTTCTGCAGCTACTTCTGCAATATTAACCTTTGCTGTCCTTATCATAGAACCAGTTGTACTCTTTTGTGTTATATCATCAGTAACAGTATGTTCATAGCTACCTTCAACTACTCTTAGTTCATTTCCTAGAACAGTAATGTCCACATCTTTTCCTACTCTACCCTTTACCGTATCATTTATATTGTATGA